TAATACTTTAAACGATTGGTCTAAATTTGATATAAACAGAAGAACAAGGTATGACGCTTCAATAAGTTCTGGTCTAGCAATAATGGCTTGTAATAGACATTTGTATAGACCAAACCCAAAAGTAAATAGAGAACCTATAAACCTAAACATATCAACATACAATAACAAAGGAATTAACTCTAGAATAATTAAACAAGGGATATGAAATACAATAACGGTTATATAAACTTTCCATCTCAAGCAGTAAGTGATTTAGAAAAAGTTAGTGAAGACTATGGTTTAAAGGTAGCAAGAGCTATTAAGCATGAATGGTTTTCAAGTACAACAAATAAATTTGGTGGTCAAATAAATAATTTTCATAAATTAAGATTATACGCTAGAGGTGAACAACCTATACAAAAGTATAAAAATGAATTATCTATTAATGGTGATTTATCTTATTTAAATTTAGACTGGAAGCCAGTACCTATTATTCCTAAGTTTGTTGATATTGTTGTAAATGGTATGGCACAAAGATCTTATGAGATAAATTGTTTTTCTCAAGATCAATACGGTATAAGTAAAAGAACTGAGTATATGGAGTCTATACTTAGAGATATAAGAAGTAGAGAATATAACGATCTAGCTAAAGCTCAATTTAATATAGATCTTTACGAAAATGATCCAGAAAAATTACCTGACTCAGAAGAAGAGCTTGCACTTCATATGCAACTTAACTACAAACAAGCGGTTGAGTTAGCTGAAGAGCAGGCTTTAAATGTTTTGTTTGAAAACAGTGATTATGATTTAATAAGAAGAAGATGTTTATACGATCTTACTACTATAGGTATAGCAGCTACAAAAACAACATTTGATTTTAGTAGTGGTGCTGAAGTTGAGTATGTTGATCCAGCAAATTTAGTTTATTCTTATTGTGAAGATCCTTACTTTAACGATATATATTATGTAGGTGAAGTTAAAGAGATACCGTTAAATGAACTTGTTAAAGAGTTTCCAGATTTATCTGAAGAAGATATAAAACAAATAAGAGAGTCTTCATCTGATTTAATAAACTATAAATCAAATAGAGACAAAAACAAAATACAAGTATTATACTTTAATTACAAAACTCATATGAATGATGTTTATAAATTAAAGAAAGTTGGTAGTGGTGCTGAAAAAGTAATTGAAAAAGATGATACATTTAATCCACCTGAAACAGAAGATGCTGAATTTAAAAAACTAGAAAGAGTTGTTGAGGCTTTATACGAAGGTGTTTATATATTAGGTACAGACAAGTTGTTGCAGTGGCGTATGGCTCCGAATATGATGAGATCAGATTCTGATTTTAGCAAAGTTAAAATGAGTTATCAAATAGTAGCACCTAGAATATATAATGGTGTTATTGAATCATTAGTTGGTAGGATAACAGGTTTTGCTGACATGATACAGTTAACACATTTAAAGCTACAACAAGTAATGTCTCGTATGGTACCAGATGGTGTTTACCTAGATGCTGACGGTTTAGCAGAAATAGATCTTGGTAATGGTACAAACTATAATCCGCAAGAAGCTTTAAACATGTTTTTCCAAACTGGTAGCGTTATAGGTAGAAGCTTTACATCAGATGGTGATATGAATCCTGGTAAAGTACCGATACAACAAATAAACAACAATGTTAACGGTGGTAAAATGCAGTCGCTTATACAAACGTATAACTACTATTTACAAATGATACGTGATGTAACCGGATTAAATGAAGCGAGAGATGGTAGTAATCCAGATCGTAATGCTTTAGTTGGTGTTCAAAAAATAGCAGCAGCTAATTCTAACACGGCTACAAGACATATATTACAGTCTATGTTGTACTTAACAGCTGAGGCAGCAGAGTGTTTGTCACTTAGAATATCAGACATAATAGAATATTCTCCAACAAGAAATGCGTTTATACAAGCTATAGGTGCTCACAATGTTGCAACATTATCTGAAATGCAAAATTTACATTTATATGACTTTGGTATATTTATAGAGTTAATGCCAGATGATGAAGAAAAACAAATACTTGAAAACAATATACAAGCAGCGTTAGGTCAAAAGTTAATTGACTTAGACGATGCTATAGATCTTAGAGATGTTAGAAATTTAAAACTAGCTAATCAACTACTAAAAGTTAAAAGAAAAAAGAAAGCTAAAAGAGATCAAGCAATGCAGCAACAAAATATGCAAGCACAGTCTCAAGCTAACGCTCAAGCACAACAAGTTGCTGCACAAGCAGAGATACAAAAGAATCAAGCTAAAGTAGCTTCTGATATAGAACTTGAAGAAGCTAAAAACCAAATTAGAATACAGTATTTAGAAAATGAAGTTAGAGTTAAAAAAGATTTAATGGCTTATGAGTTTGAATTAAATACTAAGCTTGAAGATATGAAAACACGTGTAAACAATCAAATGGAAAGTATGCGTGAAGATCGTAGAGATCAAAGAGTAGATAAGCAAGCTATGCACCAAAAAGAAATGATAGACAAAAGAAAAGGGGGTGAAACATTTAAAAAGTTTGAATCATCAGGTAATGATTTAATTACAGGTGGAGCGAATTTTGAAAAGTTTGATATTTAATATTTTATAAAATTTTATTATGGCAAAAAAGAAAACAAAGGTTGAAGAACCTATAGTCGAAAAGACTGAAGAAATAAAAGATGATAACGTTACTAAAGTTGAGATTAAAGCTGAACCTATAGATGATGACGTTACCAAAGTTGATTTAAGAAAACCACCAGTTCAACAAAGTGAAGAGGTTGAGCAACAACCCGCTGAGGAAGATACGGTGGTCGTAGTCAATCCAGAACCTGAAGCTAAAGTTGAGGAAGAAGTTAAAGAAGAAGTTGTTGAAGAAGAAACACCCGTTGTTCAAGAAATAACAGATGAAGAAGTTCAGCAAGTTGAAGAAGAAGTTGAAGAAGCTATACAAGAAGCTGAAGCAACTGGTAAACCATTACCTGAAAACATACAAAAGTTAGTAGACTTTATGGATGAAACAGGTGGTGATATAAATGACTACGTTAATTTAAATAGAGACGTGTCTAAGATGGATGACTCTGATGTTCTTGATGAATATTATAGAACAACTAAATCACACTTAACAGCTGAAGAAAGATCTTTTTTATTAGAAGATAACTTTGGTTATGATGAAGAAACAGATGATCCAAATTATATACGTAAAAAGAAAATAGCACTCAAAGAGCAAGTTGCCGAGGCTAGAAGCCACTTAGACGGGCAAAAGTCTAAATACTATGAAGATATTAAAGCTGGGTCAAAGTTGACCCCTGAACAACAGAAGGCTATTGATTTCTTTAATAGATACAATAAAGAATCTGAAGAAAAACAAAAAGCAAGCGAAGCTAGCAAGAAAACGTTTTTAAAAAAGACTAATAGTATTTTTGATAAAAATTTCAAAGGTTTTGATTATGAAGTCGGGGATAAAAAATTTAGATTTAATGTTAAAGACGTTGACAAGGTTAAGACAACTCAAAGTGATTTAAATAACTTTATAAACAGATTTACTGACAAAGATGGTTCAGTTATTGAAGACGCTAAAGGTTATCATAAATCTTTGTTTACAGCTATGAACGCAGATGCTATTGCTAAGCATTTTTATGAGCAAGGTAAAGCAGATGCTATAAAAGGTCAAGTTGCTAAAGATAAAAATATAAATTTAAATCCTAGGCAAACACATGGTGAAGTTAATGTTGGTGGAGTTAAGTATAAAGTTTTAGGTGATTCTACAGATGATTTTAAGTTAAGAATTAAAAAAAGAAAATAACAATTTAAAAAAATAAATTATGGCAAATGGAACATTTTCTCCGGGTGCTAACCTGAACAGTGTGCCACTTCCTCAAAAGCAAACACTAGCAACTAATTATTTAGATTTAGCTAGTCAAGCTAATCAAGGATGGGCTCAGCAATACTTACCAGACTTAATGGAAAAAGAGGCTGAAGTGTTTGGGAACAGAACAATCGGTGGATTTTTAGAAATGGTTGGGGCTGAAGAGCCTATGACCGCTGATCAAGTAGTCTGGTCGGAACAAGGTAGACTACACTTTTCATACCAAGGTAGCTTAAAACATGGATCTGGTAGTACGTATGAGTTTACTATGATTCAGGATGTTGATGGTAACACAATGGCAACAACAACTGATGACTCTGATTGGGGTACAACACTTGCTCCTCATGGCGTTAGAGTTGGTGATGTAGTTATAATAACAGGTGAAGATACTTCTTCTCCTACTGTAACTAAAGAAGTTAAAGGTTATGTAACAGCTATAGGTACTTCTGCAGATTTAGATTCTAGTGGTGGTGGTTTTTTCTTTGCACCAAAGATAACTGTAGCAGCTATCAATGAGGATGGTGATGCTATAGCAACTATAGGCACACCTACATCAAGTAATGTAACTTGTAGCTTACTTGTTATAGGTTCTGAGTATGGTAAAGCTACACAGGGTAGAGTTGGAGCAAACACACCTACATTTAAATCTTTTTCAAATCAACCAATTATAATTAAAGATAAATATGAGGTTTCAGGATCTGATGTTTCTCAAATAGGTTGGGTTGAAGTAACAGGTGAAGATGGACAAGGTGGTTATTTGTGGTATTTAAAAGCTGCAGGTGACACTAAGTCTAGATTTGCTGATTACGTTGAGATGATGATGATTGAAGGTGAAAAGCTTGGTGGTGGTGCTGACGCAATAACTGGTCACCGATCTGATGTTATTAAAGGTACTGAAGGTTTCTTCGCTGCTGTTAGAAGTAGAGGTAATGCTTACAATGGTCTTTCAGACACAGGTAACAATGCTGCTGAAACCAACTTAGAAGATATGGACGCTCTTATAGCTTTATTTGATGAGCAAGGCGCTATTGAAGAATACATGATGTTCTTAAATAGAGCTACATCTCTTAGAATAGATGATATGTTAGCGGGTCAAAATTCTTATGGTTCAGGTGGTACATCTTACGGTGTTTTTGATAACTCAGAAGATATGGCACTTAACTTAGGTTTCTCAGGTTTCCGAAGAGCATCTTATGACTTCTACAAAACAGACTGGAAGTATTTAAATGACAAAGGAACTAGAGGCGGATTAGTATCTGGAGATGATTTAATTAGAGGTTGTTTTGTACCAGCTGGTGTAACAACTGTATATGATCAATCTTTAGGTAAGAATCTAAAAAGACCTTTCTTACACGTTAGATACAGAGCTTCTAATATGGATGATAGACGATTCAAAACTTGGACTACTGGTTCGGTTGGAGCGGCTACTACAGATTTAGATGCGATGGAAATGCACTTCTTATCAGAGAGATGCTTAGTAACTCAAGGTGCTAACAACTTTGTTTTATTAGAAGGTATCGCTTAATTAGTGTTTAGTTTTATAAGGGCGGTCTTGTATCGCCCTTATATTTTTTAATTTTTATTATATTATATTATGGCAAAGAAAAAAATAAAAACTACAAATGAAG